GCCGTTCGCCAGCGCCTCGTTGGGGGCGGAACAGCCGCTCTTGACCTCGGAACTGCTCGGCTATGGCCGCGATCCGTTGGCGCCGATCAAGGACGCGGTCACAGCGGATGGCGACATCAAGGTCCCGATCGACGCCGAGGCGTTTGGTTTTTGGCTGAAGGCCGCCTTTGGCGCGCCGGTCACCACCGGAACCACCAACAAGACCCATACGTTCAAATCCGGCAACTGGAACCTGCCGAGCATGGCGATCGAGGTTGGCATGCCGGAAATCCCCCGTTTTGCCATGTATACTGGCTGCGTTCTCGATCAGCTTTCGTGGCAGATGCAGCGCTCGGGGCTGTTGACGGCGGACGCGAAGCTTATTGCCCAGGGTGAGAATGTGGTCACGACGACGGCAGCCGGTACGCCCACGGCTTATGGCTTGCAACGCTTCGGCCATTTCAACGGCGCGATCAAACGTGGCGGTGTGGCGCTTGGCAATATCGTCTCGGCCGACATTACCTATGCCAATAATCTTGACCGGATCGAAACCATCCGTAGCGACGGGCGCATCGACGGGGCCGACCCCTCGATCGCGGCGCTTACTGGCAAGATCGACGTGCGCTTTGCCGACACAACCCTGATGGATCAGGCGTTGAATGGAACATCTGCGGCGTTGGAGTTCTCCTACACCATCTCCGCCAATGTCAGCCTGACGATCACGGCCCACGCGGTTTATTTGCCGAGGCCGCGTGCCGAAATCCAAGGACCACAAGGCATTCAGGTCAGCTTTGACTGGCAGGCGGCTTACGATTCCACCGCGGGGCAGATGTGCACCGTTGTCCTCAAAAACACGATTGCGAGTTACTGATATGCTAAAACTTGACCTTTCAAACAAACCGGCTTGGCTCGACCTTGGCCATGGTGTCCGTGTCCTGCTTGGCCCGCTGACCACCGCGATGATGGTGGCGGCGCGCAATGACCCGGCGGTGCAGGCATTGTCAGAGGATGCGTCGGATGAGGTCAGCGCGTTAACCTTTGCCAAGGCGCTGGCCCGAAACGCTGCCCTTGATTGGGAGGGTGTCGGCGATGTCGACGGCAATATCATCCCTGTCAGCCCCGAGGCGCTCGATGCACTTCTGGATATCTGGCCGCTATTTGAGGCCTTCCAAACCGACTACGTCGCCAAAGGTCTGGTGCTGGATCAGGAAAAAAACGTCTCACCGCCCTTGCCGACTGGATCTTCGGCGGGGGCGGGAACTATTGCCAAGCGTGCCCGCAAATCTGCGAAACCTGCCCGCAAAAGCTGAACGCGCCGCAGACCTTTGAAGGTGTGCAGATCTGGGATCTGGTCGGTCGCCTTGGCGGGCAGATGCGCGTGGCACCGTCGGGCGGCATTATCGGCTGGGACTTATCTGCGGCCCTGGGGCTGGCCGCTGCGCTCGGGATTAGCACGCTCGCAGTCGCAGAACTCTTGCCGCCAATCGAGGCGGTGATGGTCAAAAAAATCTTTGAGCAGATGGAACAGGATCATGGTTGAAAAACGCGTCAGCGTTCGCTTGGCTGCGGTTGGCGGCAAACAGGTGCGGGCCGAGCTGACCGGCATCGGAGATGCAGGCAAGAAGGGTTTTGGTAAGGCCTCGCGCGAGATGGAGATCGCCAACGCGAAACTTGCAAAGTTTGCGCGCCGGGCCAAGATCGCGGTCGGCGTTATGGTTGCGGCTGCCGCTGCGGCGGGCATTGCCATGGTGCGCTCCAGCCTCAAAACTATCGACGAGCAGGCGAAACTGGCGACAAGTTTGCGCACCACCACCGCCTCCATGCAGGTGCTGGCGCGTGCGGCTGATCTGGCAGGTGTGTCGCAAGGCGAGGTCTCGCAAGCCACGATCATGATGACCAAAAGTCTGAGCCAAGCCGCGGCAGGCACCGGTCCGGCGGTGAAAGCCCTGCAGCAATTGCATCTCTCTGCTGCCGATCTTGCCAAACTGCCGATTGATCAGAAGATGATTAAGATTCAGGATGCAATCGCCAAGTTCATCCCGACGGCGCAGCAGGCGGCGGTGGCCTCAAACATCTTCGGCGCGCGCGGGGCTGATTTTCACCCGGATTGACAGCGCTACCCTGCGCCAAGCCACCAAGGACGTGAAAGATTTTGGCGTGGCGGTGTCCGAGAAAGATGCTGCGCAGATCCAGCGCACCAATGATGCGCTGAGCCGGATGGGATTACTCTGGCGTGGGATTGCCAACCAACTTGCCGTCGCCGTAGCACCAGCGCTTGAGGCCTTGGCCGATGCGTTCGCGGCGTTTGGCAAGGTGACCGGGCCACTCGGGCGCGCCATAAAAGGCCTGTTCAACCATCTCGGCGAAATTTCCAGCATTGCGGCGACCTTTGCGGCCGTGCTCGGCGGCAAGTTGGTGATCTCGCTGGCCAGCGCTGTTCTCGGTATTCGCGGTGTATCGATGTCGCTGGCAGTGTTGCGCGGGGCGCTCATTCGCACTGGCATCGGCGCGCTGATCGTTGGCGCGGGCGAGTTGCTCTATTGGTTCGGGCGATTGGTGAAGGGTGCGGGCGGATTTGGCGCGGCCATGGTTTTGCTGAAAAACGTCGCGGTGGAGGTCTGGGGCCGGATCAAGCTTGGCGGCAAATCCCTTGGCCTGGCGCTGGCGACGGTTTGGACCACGGTCGAGACCGGCTGGTTGCGCATGCTGGCGTCAATCCAGAAGAAATGGGCGGATTTTCTGCACAATGTGGCCAGTGGCATGCGCGGCGTGCCGGGCACGGATACGCTGGCGCTCAAACTCGGCGGGGCGGCCATCATGGCTGGATCGGCTTACTATGAAATGGCGGCAGCCGCGGATGTTGCAAGAAGCAAGGCCGATGGTCTGGCGGTATCGGCGGTGGCTGCGGCCAATGCGGCGAAAGCTCCGCTCAACTCCCTGAAAGCCCTGAGCGATGCGGTGAAAACCGCCGGTGAGGGCGGTGCTGCGGCCCTTAATAATGCGGGTACGACGGCAAGCAATGTCGCAAAATCCATCGCCAAGGCCGGAGGAGCCGCGAAAAACGCCGCCGATATTGCCAAATCCGCTTGGGCGAGCGCGGCCGGGTCGCTGAAGAATTACGCCAGCAAGGCGTCAGACATGGGCAAGGGCCTCGGCGACAGTCTGGTCGGGGCCTTTTCGAACGCCGAAAGCGCCATCGGAGAATTCGTCAAAACCGGCAAGCTTGATTTCCGCTCGATGGTCACCTCGATGCTGGCCGACATGGCCAAGTTGTCGGCGCGCAAGTTCATTCTCGGGCCTCTCGCCAATGTGTTGTCCGGCGCGCTTGGCAAAATGGGTGGTATATTTGCACCGGTGTTGCATGCGGGAGGCATGGTTGGGGGAATGGCACCAGTTCGCCAAGTTCCGGCCATGGCCTTTGCCGGTGCGCCGCGCATGCACGGCGGCGGTTGGGCTGGCCTCAAACCAAACGAAGTGCCCGCCATCCTGCAGCGTGGCGAGCGGGTATTGTCCCGCCGCGAGGTGGCTGCCGGGGCATCTGGTGCCCAGAACATCACAATTAATATCCAGACCCGCGATGCGGAAAGCTTCCGACAATCGCGCACGCAGGTCTCGGCCGACATTGCCCGCGCGGTGGCGATGGGTCGGAGGGGGATGTGAGGGATTCCCGAAAAGTGGAAATCGGTTTCTGGACAAAAACATGAAAAAGGACAAATTTTAATGGCTTTTCACGAAATTCGCTTTCCCGACAATATTAGCCGTGGCGCACGCGGTGGTCCCGAGCGGCGCACCCAGATTGTCGAATTGTCGTCCGGTGACGAGGAACGCAACGCCAGCTGGGCCAATTCGCGGCGGCGCTATGATGCAGCCTATGGGGTGCGCCGCACGGATGATCTTGCCGCCGTGGTGTCGTTCTTTGAGGCGAGGAACGGACGGCTTTACGGCTTTCGCTGGAGGGATTGGGGCGACTATAAATCCTGCCTTCCGTCGGGCACGCCTGCCGCAACCGATCAGAACATCGGGACCGGTGACGGGGCTACGACGGCCTTTCAACTGGTGAAAACTTATGCCTCCGGCGCGCAAATATGGTCCCGCACCATCACCAAGCCGGTCTCCGGCACCGTGGTGGTGGCAATCGGTGGCATTGTTCAAACGTCAGGTTGGTCGATTGATATCGCCACCGGCCTCATTACCTTCACCACCGCTCCGGTCAATGGCGCTGCTATTACGGCGGGGTTCGAGTTTGACGTTCCGGTGCGGTTCGACACCGACCGTCTCGATGTCACCCATGATATCGAGCGGCTCGGCTCCATCACCTCCATTCCATTGATTGAGGTTCGCCGATGAAAACTTTGCCCACTGGCCTGCAAACCCATCTCGATTCTGGCACCACCACACTGGCCTGGTGCTGGCTTCTGACCCGCAATGATGGTGCGGTGTTTGGGTTCACCGATCACGATTTGGCGCTCACCTTTGATGGCACCACCTTCACCCCCGAAAGCGGTTTTGCAGCCTCTGAAATCCGCTCTGGTTCAGACCTCGCGGTTGACAGCCAGGATGCGGTCGGGGTGCTGACCGCCACCACCATTACCGAGACCGATATTCTTGACGGCCGCTGGGATAATGCGGCCGTGGAAATCTGGCGCGTGAACTGGCAGGACGTGTCGCAGCGCGTGATGATGCGCCGAGGTGCCATTGGGCAGGTTCGTCGCGGGCGGCTGCATTTTGTCGCCGAGATGCGCTCGCTGGCGCATGTTCTCGGCCAAACCGTCGGGCGGACGTTTCAGGCGAGTTGCGATGCGGCTTTGGGGGATGTCCGCTGTGGTGTTAATCTCGCGGATCCGGCGTTTAAAGACAGCGGCACAGTGGCAACCGCTGTCGGCGATCGCGCCTTCACAACCTCGGATCTGACTTCATTCGCTGATGGCTGGTTTGAGTTCGGAGTGGTGACCTGGACCAGCGGTGGCAATGCCGGGCGTTCCGCGGAGGTACTGACACATGCGCTTGCAGGGGCAATCGCGACGGTCAGCCTTTTGGAGCAACCGGTGCGTCCCATTCTCGTAACAGATGCGTTCTCCATTACGGCGGGATGCGACAAAACCTTCGCGAACTGCAAAGCCAAGTTTATCAATGCAGTCAATTTCCGTGGATTTCCGCATATTCCCGGGCAAGATACCATCATCCGCTACGCAGCAAAGGGCGGTGCCAATGCGGGGGCCGTTTTATGACATCCCTCGTCATCAAAGCCGCCCGCCGCTGGATCGGTACGCCATACCACGACCAAGCCTCAGTCCGCGGAGCGGGCTGTGATTGCCTTGGTCTCATTCGCGGCGTCTGGCGCGAGGTGGTCGGCCCTGAGCCGATGCCCGTGCCTCCCTATTCCCGCGACTGGGGCGAAACTGGTCCCGTCGAGGTGTTGGCCGAAGCTGCGCGGGCGGCGATGATTGTACTGCCGATTGAAGACGCCCGCACTGGCGATGTAATCCTGTTTCGTATGCGCGCGGGGGCGATAGCCAAGCACTGCGGCATTCTTTCTGATGCGCACCATTTTATCCACGCCTATGAACGTACCGGTGTGATCGAGGAAATCCTCACCCCGGCGTGGCAGCGGCGCATTGCCTTTGCCTTCCGCTTTCCAACACCCAACCGAAAGCCCTGATCCATGGCCTCTATTCTTCTGGCTTCTG